GGGACAGATTTGCCAGTTGATCAATTAGCCGCGTTTCAATTGAGAGTTCTTCAGAATCTCTCAAAGTTCTTTAGGGTCGCGGTTAAGTTACAAAACTTTAAGGAAGTACTACGCAGGTACCCGAAACCATTGCTAGAAGAGATTAAAACCAAATGGGGTATCTACGAGCATAAGCATTTCCGTGCTAATGAGGTGTTTGCTGTACGCGGTTATAAACCATCCAAATTGAGGAAGTTGGATATTAATAAATTCACATACATTAGCAATGAAGGTGAGGTGCATGTGTGGGATGAAGGTGTACAGAAGAGAGCGAATATCGTCGAAGATCCGTCACTGAGTAAATGTGGGGAGTGCAAAGAGGAAGTTGATCTGGAACAAGAGTTGCAAGAGTTGATGCATTCCGAGGTTGCGAGCTCTGCTGATGAATCTTACACAGGATCGTCAGTTGAACAGGAAGACTCCGATTATGACGTGAGGAGCTTAGATTTAGAGGCGGTTATTGGAGTACCGCCAGCCGAATCGCTGGAATCAATGACGCCGCCACCTGACTATGAGCAAGTGATTGCTATAATTGAAAGGCCGCCTATTGAAGTAGCGGGCGAATTGGAAGAACCCAAACTAATGGGTAAGGAAATTCCACCGCCAATAGCTTTTAGAGATGGGCCGAAGTACCACAGTGTCAATGAACACACGCGTAAATTCAATGACCAGATTAAAGACAAGAAGTTTAAAAAGTTGTGTGAACGGCGTGATCTATGGAGTTCTATTCCACCATGGTGCACCGCGGAAAAGTCCGTAGGTAAAGTGCATATTATCAACAAGCGGAGTGCTTTGGCACCTGCATTATCATGGTTAAGCGCAGCACCTAGATGCTGCGATGTTCACGCCATGGTAGACTTCGCAGTGCGAGCTGAAGAGGCTATGCGAACGAATATTCTGTTTGCTGGTGCACTTAGATCTGGACGTAATTTCAAAGTTGAGGAGAAGGATCTGCCTTATGTTTTTGGTAGATACAACGCTGCAGGACGCATATTGAACAGTTTGCGAAATTTGGCTGTTGCTGATCCGCGTAATGGGGAAATTGGGAATGTAGGAAAACGTATAACTGCAGACGATTTATTCGGAGATTGGTTTTCCATGGATGATTACAATTATTTTCATTACCATGATCAACTTGACTATTTGCGTGGTAAGCAGGTGGCTGATGCTAAAAGTCCTTGCGATTGTTTGGCTGAGATACCTTTTCATGGTGTTGCTCTTGATATCGTTGATAACAAAGTGGTGGGGCCTACTAAACCAGTTCCCCATGTCGATTTTCAGGACGCTATTTTTACGCCATGCACAAACCGAGTTGCAGAAGATCTAGTGCACGAGTTGCGAAAAGAAGGCGATAGTAATTTTAAGGAGTTGCATGAGAATTGTGCTAATATTGCGGCTAACGTGCTGAAAACTGAACTCAAACCCCGTGATATACGTATTACTGAGGGAACCTATGGTAGTGGTAAGACTCGTAGGATGATTGCTGAAATCAAATCACGCTATGATCTGCCAAAGGATATTAGGAATCCTGATAAATTTATAGTTGTTTGCCCTACGAAGGCCCTCGCCAGTGAGTATAAGAGGGAAGGTATTCCAGCTTATTCATGGAGTACGGGTTTAGTTCAGATGGATAAGAAAGGTAAACGCTACGATGTCTTCATTGATGAAGTCTTCTTGATGGATCCCCGATTTGTTTCAATCATTATACAAATGGCGAGCAAGATCACTATGATTGGTGACAGAAGACAAATGAGATGCCCTGAAATAAACGACAATTTAGGAGGCAGAATTAAGCCTATAGAGACTTATATAGTCCCTGAAACTATTAATAGGTTTGATGTTGCTTTTGCCACACCATTGGATGTGGTGCATGAGTTGAATAGAAGGGAACCAGTGAAGACATACTCGTTGTGTAGGGTTGTACGTAGTGTTAAATTTGAGGATTACCATACAACACGTAAGTTACCCGACGTGTGTCCTGTGGGTTGCAGTGAAGAGCACAAGCATGTTTATGGTGCATGCTTTGACAAAATACATGCCAACAAGTCGCGCTATCCAACGGTTGCTACTCAGCAGGGCATTCGCGATGATTCCTACCATCTCTACGTGACTTCTAATGCAAAAACGTTGCTTAACGTTCACGGACAATTGCTTGTGGCATTGTCGCGGCATAAGAAAGTTTTGCACATCCACTTGGCAGTGGACACGCTTGAACGTGTTGTGGGGAATTTTGATCTGCGTTGTAAATGTGAATTTGTGTACGGACGTATGGATTATGAGTGTATCCAGGGGCCCACTGATGTGAGTGCTTACGTTATGCATGTTCCTGAAGAGCGGACGCGTGTTAAAGCGACTAATGTCAACTTTGAATATAAAGCTCGCGACAAGAAGGCTCAAAAGGCCGTCATCGCTGATCCTGCTAGAGTTGTAACTTTCACGGTACCCAGGGAATACATGGTTAACGAGCGGGCACATGGGGTGCCTATTATGGAGTACGACGGCAAGATTTGGCGTAATCAGAATTTCGACAAAGTTCATGTAGAGGCTGAAACGACCGCGCGTTTTGCTGTCGCTAACTTTAATGACCCCAATTTGACAAGTCAGATCATTGAGAAAGTTGCTCCCACGTGCAGTCAGATTGCAGATCCACATGTAAGTGTTTCTATTAACAAGCATCGTGGTCCGCGCGAGGGGAGGTCGATGCTTATTAAGCGAACTCATCAAAAACTCACAAACGAAAGTTCCGAGAAAACTAACGTTATGTTCAGCAAAAGATTTGGAGCGATGCAGTTGAACAATACTAATCACATGATAGCCACTGGGGCTGAACGTTATCTCGCTTGCAAGAGAGATGAGATGCGATCCGCGGATGTGATTAAGCATTGCGAGCTGTTAAAGCGTGGCTTTAAGAAATTCGTTGACGTATGTAAATTGCGGGAACCATCAACTGATGAAATTGCATTATGTCGCGGCCAGGCTTTATCACGCAATGCTGCGAAGAAATGTCAGCCATATTTAGAAAAGTACGGCACGCGTTATCATGCCACGCAGCAGATTAAAGGTTTTAACAAAGATCAACTAAAGGCGAAAATAGGTGAGAATACATGGCTTAACACCAAAGTTGATGGTAACGGCAACCTGTACATTAAGGGTGGACAGCCTGTGAGTGCGCAGCCGAAGGAGGTAAATGGTATAGTTTCACCATGGGTCTCTTGGACCGAAAGGATCGTGTTCACGGCTTTTAGGCAAGGCGTGTTTCCTGGTTACGGTTGGTCTTCGAGCTTGCTGCGTGATGCTATTCGCGGTCGTTTGGGTAAGACTCGTGATATGAATGGAGCTGTTACTACTGCTTCTTGCGACATTAGCGAGCAAGATACCAGTAAATCCGAGGCAACTGATTTGTATATGCGTTGGATTTACCAATTGTGCGGTGTTCCGGATTCTATAGTTGATATCATGGAAAAGCCTAACGTTGATTGGACTATGGACGCAGGTGACGTAAAGATGAGGGTTAAATATCAGTTCCAGTCTGGTAGAGCGGACACTTTGTTTTCTAATACTATGCATACCATGGGCTTGATTGGTCTTTCTTTTGAATTTGATGAATTGCAGCTTGCGCTGTTCCAAGGTGATGATTGCCTTATTAAAGCTCGTGGTTTGAAGCCAACAGATGATTGTTATCACCGACTTAAAATTGACTATAATCCAGTTGGTGAATTCGTTGGCTTCTTAATCAGCGATGAGGATTTGCATTTGGATTTGCCACGCATTGCGGCTAAAACTTTGACAAAGAGCATCTCCACTGATGAACGTAGAGAGGAATTGATGCTTGCGGTCAGAGATCTGTTATCTATTTTAAAGACTCCGATCGCTATTCATATGACAAAGATGGCCACTTATGCCAAATACCAAGATTATCTGCATGAAGGAGATGTTGAG